TTCATACAACTCTCGTCGTTTCCGTGCACGTACTCCAACGAGAGCAAAGGCTCGAACGCTCGGGGTTTCCGATATGCTAACCTTAGTGATATTAGCGCGAAGCATTTGTGAATATAAGGCTCGTCCTTTTCTAATTCTATCTGCATATACATCCAAAAAACTGACCGCCAGCCCACACACCTTCTTTGATAATGTGTCTGTTGATACTATCAATATACGTTGTGATATTTTCTCGTATCACATCACATATATCAAAACACTCAGTCACGTTCTTTGCGTATCTCACTAAATGATACAGCTCGTCTTTCAGAACGATGATATCTAATTCCATTAGCTAACTCCTTAACTTCTTTATACCAAAGATCTTTATACTTCTGATTCTTGGTCTTGTTGTAAAGATTTGCTATTTCGTCTAGTTTTTTTATCGTCATGCACTGTGGTACCCCACTTCAAAACATTTCGTAAACCAGATGCTTTTATTTCTACGTTTACTCCAAATGGTTTCCATGCTTTTTTCATTAGATTTAATTCTAACAAAAAGCTAGACCATTGTTTTTGTGAGATTCCTTTTGGTGTTAGTGTTATTATTTTTTCTTTCATACCTAAAATATAGGATATTTTAGGATAATGTCAAGTCTATTGTGGACGACCTTGTCTATTATATTTTTTTGTTGATCTTTTAACTGATTTGTTAGGACGTTTCGAGTGACGTCTAGGACGTTTACGTGGTTTTGGTCTTGGTACGAATGTTGTAAACTTACGTTTTGCCATCGCCAAAAAAGTATTTTACTGCAGACATCGGAGTTCTAGGTGTAATTGTAGGTAGATAAGTTATGTGTCCATTTATATGCTGCTGGAGATCAGCACCACAACTTATACATCTAAAATATTCTTTTGATAATCCAACAAGTATTGTCATCTCATTGCAAGTAGGACACTTACCATTTACTATTTCAGCCTGTAATTTTATATAGTCGTCGAACATTAATTTAGTATAAGCTTTTTTATACTTTTTTCACCCATATAAATTTCAGTTTCTGCTTTGCTTTTTATGCATTTGTATGTGACGTTGGGTGTGTATTGTCTTTCAGCATGACGCTTGCCTCGAAGGCACGCAGCCATGTTATCCTGGATACGGTGTTCCTTGATCTCTGCTCCTATGAACATAATTAGGGCCACTACAGTCTCAATCATTGTACGCTCCGTTCTTATATCCTAAATCTCTGTTGGCATCTTTTAATTTTTCTATGTCTTGTAATACTTTATCCATTTGTTTTCTTAAAAACTCAATGTTGACTTTGTTCAACGCCATGTTTTCTATGTGTGCGTTAAGCTTATCCGTGGTCTTATAAAGATCTTCGATCATCATAAATTGCTCAGAATCAGCGGGCAGTGATCCTAGTTGTCCACGTGGCCATTTGATTCTAAATTCTGTATTCTCCACTAAATCTTTCTGCATTAATTCTATCTGCGTGCTGTGCCTGTTAAGTGTTTCATGCAGTCCGAAATAAGCCCAGGTTCCGATAGCTACCAGCGCGATCAATGATGCAACCGTCTTCATAGGCATCTGCACAGCGGCCTCTTCAGATATGTTGAGCGGTTTTTTATTCATTTTTAGGTTTTGGTTTTGGTAGTATAAAGTCTTTTGAGTCCAGTTTCAATGGTGTGTAATTTGCAGGACGCACGAAAATAGCCAACAGACATATCAAAACTATCAGCAAAGCTGTAAATCTGTAGTCCATGCTGGCTATCTCCTGAATTCATTATTTAACTATTAATGCTACGACTAAAATTACAAACACAATAGATTCAATCTTATGGTTTGCCCAATAGTGCAAAGCTTTATCTTTTATTTTTTTAATCATGTTTTTTCTCCTCCATCTCGTAAAAGAAATTATCAGTGTCTTCTGTTCGCCACTGTTGTGTATCTTCTACGTTCCAGTAGTTAGTTTGTACCTTCCAATCAGGCACTTGGTCCTTCACCGTAAACGATGGTATATCCCAAATAAGTCTGTTGTTAGGTTGTGCTGCGTAGTTGCCATCATTTAATGCAAGTACGTGAGCGCACTTATGCTCGTGCGGGATCTCAGAATGATCAGTGTCAAGTATATTAGGCTCTGGATGCGCAAAGTCAACAGTAAATAAATAGCGACCGTGGTGCCATTTTTTGTCTTTACCGATGTATTTACCTGCTTGTGATTCTAAAATATCCCAACTAGTAACAGCAGGGAAGTAACTAAAAGAATTCCAGAGCTGAAGTTCATCAAGTCGTCTCTTGGGGACGTCATCTGGTTTAAATCCTCTTTGAATAAACGCGCTAATTGGCAGGCGATAAAATATTGCACCGTTCTCCATGATAGCATGAAATAATAAAGCACGCCCAGTAATACATGTAACACCGAAAATAATACAGTCTTCGACTTCTCCGTGATGTTTTTTAAGATCATATAAATACTCCCTTCTAATTTGTGCGTACTCTACAGGTATGTTTGCATTTAAATAAGACATAGTTTATCCTCACTTTATTGTACCCCAATTAGGACCAGAATCATAGTCTACTTTATTAGGCACTTTTAATTCAATAGCTTTTTCCATGATGTTTTTTATTTTTTTAGCTTCGTCTTCTGTCTTTATTGAAAAACAAAGTTCATCATGTATTTGTATATGCGGAACAATACCTTTCTCAAATAATAAGACCATTGCTTTTTTTGTCATATCAGCCGCTGATCCTTGTATTAATCTATTTAAAGCTTTGTATGTAAACGCTGGCCTGTAATAATCTTCAAAGTTATTACAGTTAGGATCGTTTGCTTCCTGGTTTCTCACTTTGTTAGCAAGATATCTGTTTTCTGCCTCTTCTCTTTTTAGTATGGGCACCGAAGACTTCACTATTTGTTTTTTACCTTCTACTTCTTTGTACTCACTAATTTCAAATACACCTTTTTCAGCATTCCATTCTTTGTTTACGGGCTCCCATCTGTCAAACCTACAGAACCTATCTTCTAGTGTAAAAATATTTTTATTTTTTTCTGCAAAATCTTGAAGCCCGTTAGATAACTTTCTAACAAAAGGTACTTTTGTGTGATATTGATTAAATAATTCTTTTGCTTCATCGTCCTCTAACTCTAAAGATCTTGCTAATTTTGTTTTACCCATGCCATAAAATAGGCCTAAATTAATGGTTTTTGCTTGTTTTCTTGTTATTTTAGCCATCTTTGCAACTATCTCATGAAAGTCTGTATCTGGATTTTTATTGTATTCATCTGCCATATCTTCCGCTCCGTGTAGACCGTTCTTCAAAGCATAGTGCACTACAAGTCTTGGCTCTTGCTGTGAGTAGTCGAATGATGCCCACTTGTGACCTTCTTCTGGAAGAAATAGACCTCTTATTTTATTACCTTGGTCACTTCTTGATGGAATTTGTTGCAGGTTTGGATTGGACATAGAGAATCTTCCAGTGACCGTACCACCTTTTTCAGATCTTATTTGATTTATTTCTGCGTGAATTCTACCTTTGTGTACAAATTTTAAAATACCGTGCACAAAAGTGTTGAATAGTTTATCAAGTTGTCTAGCTTTTGCAATCATTTTTAAATATTTATTGGGGTGTGATTCTAAATAAGATTTTGTTATACTAACTCGCCCCGTTTTCGGTGTTACTTTGTAATCAGTAATTTTTTGTTGCTCTAATAAAGGTTGGATTGAATCTGCAGCCCATATATCTACACTTATTTTTGTTTCTTTCTTTATAGTTTCGACTATCTTTGCTTGTTCTTTTTTTAATTCTTCTCCTAATAGTTTTGCTTTTTCTTCATCCACTCTTACACCTTTGAATCTCATCTCTACAAGACAAGGAAACAATCTAGTTTCTAAATTAAAAATGTTTTCTAAAGTTTTTTTGTTTTTTGATTTTGTATCTACTGGAGTTTTAATTATTTTCTCAAACTTTTTCCATAGTTGAAGTGTTAGGTTTACGTCCTGCTCTGCATAATCTTTAACTAAATCATACGGTAGTAGATGCATGTTAGACATGGGATCTGATACTCCGTGTTCTTCTAAAGCTCTATCGGTCAGATCACCTTTGTATTTAGATTCACCAAGATAATCTTTTGCTAGAGAATCTAAGCTGTAACGTAATCTGTTTTCATCTATGATAGATGCAGCAATCATAGTGTCATATACAGGACCTTTTAACATCATTCCTGTAACAGACCTTATCCAACATACATCGTACATTGCATTGTGAAATACTTTTGTAACTTTATTATTTTGAAAAATTTTTCTATTTAAACTTCTCCACACAAGACTAGGAGCAAGATTAGATGCGGAACCTTTGTGTGCTATTGGAAAATAAAATTTTTTATCTGCGTATGCCAAAGCTATACCACAAACTTTACCTTTGCCAACTATGGCCCCTGATCCGTGGGTCTTGAGGTCTGGATCGTGTGTCTCTAAGTCAACAGCAACAACTTCACCGTCTTCTATCTTCACCTCTGACAACTCTGGTGCTATCATTTTTTATCTTTCAATTTTTTTATTTCCAACTCGCAGTAATGTATAATCTTTTCTAGGTCTTGTACACCATTTTTCAACCTGTACCTGCATACGTATTTTATTACGTTGCCTTGAAAGAACGAAAGATCATTTTTTGATATAAATTCATACGGCTGTATTTTCATATTTTTATAATGTGATCCACCAATTTGTCTGTTTTGTGGAAACGCTTCTTTGAATATATCTTTATGCGTCATATGCCCTCCTGTGTAATGTTATATTTGTTCTACTTTTTATAGTCCAAAGAGTCCTCTTTGCTCTAGAGCATGCTACGAAAGCCATACGTCTTTTTACAAAATCCTCTTCTTCATTTGTTAACGTCATATCTAAAACAACGTTGTCAAATTCTTTACCTTTTATGGTATGTATATTTTCTAAAAATATTCTTTTATTGTCTAAATCCCTGTTATTATTGACAATTTTTCTTATGTAATTTTTTTCTATTATTGAATTTATTTTATTTATTAATTGAAAATCGTCCGTATTCATAACACCTGGAACTAAGTATTTGTTTTCTACCAACCATTTTTTATTATAACTTCCTCTGTCTTCATCTTCTATGTTTTTACTAGAAGCTAGATACTGTGAGTCTACACTTTTTAACATCGATTTAATTTTAGCAAGTGAAACATTTTCTCCACGTGATAAAGATAAAAATGCTCTGTGGTTATTTATTTCCACAGTTGGGTATTTAAATTTAAGTTTTGCATTCTTTGGAACTTTGATTGGCATACCAAGCTCTTTTAGGTACGTTATCATACTAGTTGGTTCGTTTCCTCTGTAAGTAAATACAAAATCTTCTGATGTATTTAATATTCTATCTTTTAGTTCTGACGCAAAAGGGTCTTGCGCCAAATCAGACATTTCAAATATTTCACCTTCTACAACTACACCATTTTCTTCTCTTGGTTTCCATACCCTAGAATAGTTATAGTGTTGCCATATTGGTTTAATAATATCTTTACAGTATTCATTTACTAATCGTGGACACCTGTGACCTTGCTCTAATTCTATTTCAGGTCTTGCAAATTCTTTGTGAAACGAGTCCGGGTCTGCTCCTGCAAACTCAAATATAGATTGATCAGGATCCCCTGCTTTATAAAAATATTCTACATTCTTTGACATGACTCTCTCTGCTTTTCTTTGTATTACACTAGAGTCTTGAGCTTCGTCCACTATTAAGACTTTAATATCAGAACAAACTTCTTCTGATGTTTGTTCGTTATCTGAAAACTTTTGCACCATGTCTTGAAAATCTAAAATGCTTCTTGATCTGTCATTTATCTTTTCATTATTTTTAAACGTCGTATATTTTTTTTCTAAATCAATAAGTTCCTCTGGCTCGTACTTGTATTCTTCTTTTTCTTTATAAGTTAGACTTCTATAGTAGTCTAAAAAATTCTTACCATTATCTCGTGCCATACTCATAAATTTAAAGAATGGATGTTTTTTAAACAACAGGTCAACACTTTGAAAATTTTTACCAAAGGTATATTTATTAAAAAGCTCGTGTATGTTTATTAATATTTCATAGTCTTCTATTAAGAAAGAATCTCCTACCACTCTGTCTTTACAGAATTTATGTATAGTGCTGACATTTTCTTTTAAAGTTTCTTTTGACTGCTTTATTAATCTAAATATTTCGTTGCCTGTTTTCTCTTGATACTCTTGTATACTTTCATCAGAATATATTTTATCTCTTATGTGGTTTGCAGCTGTATTAGTATGCGAAATAACTATTATATCAGCAGGAGAATATTTATCTATCAAGTGATTATAATATATTTCTACTAGTTTTGTAGTTTTACCAGTGCCTGGAGGACCTGCTATCCTAATCTTTTTCGTCATGCTCTATCACTTTCCTTTCTGTTCCTGTTATTTGAACAACATATTCATTTGTATCTGCTTCAAATCTCCATGTTGGACATGATTTGTTTTGTTTAAGAACTTCATCATAAACAGTCCCATTTACTTTTCTTGCTTTTAAAATTTCTTTTAATTTAAAAGTTAGTTCGTTAACGTTTATTTTTATGTTTCTTGCTTTTAGATAATTCATTAAATTAGGTAATCTAAAATCTAATTCTTTTGTTTCTTTATTTACATAACAACCTTGATTAAACAAAGCTGATTTGTCATAACTAACCGTAGTCTTTTTTATAAAATTATATATTATAGATTTAAATTCAAAATCTTCTGATGCTTCCTCATCTGCAGCTTCATATAACATTGCCTCTAATCTTTGATATTGCATCCCTTGAAATTCTTTTTGTTTCATGTCTAGCACAGATGGATGTGGAAAATATCCTTGGTTAGCTAGTTTCCTTATCCACTTTTGTTTATCTATTATATCTTCTCCCTGCATTTCTATTTTTATTCTTTTGTAACCATCTCCGTTATCATTTTTGACATCAACACTTTCAAAAAATATTGGAGGCTTACTTAAATATTGAGTTATGTTTCCCAAAGCTTGTGTTGCTTTTACTAATTGATCTGCTTCTAGCGGAGTTATTCCACAAGTATGCCTAGTGCAAGCAGAGGCATCACAGTATTTTTTTATGGTTGGTTTTTTACAAAGATAATTATACTCTCTATCTTCTCTC